CATCAATAGCTTTTTATTTAAGATTTCGAGAACAATATAAGTTAAGACAACAAATTAAAAAACAATTTGGTAAATATCTTGATCCAAGAATGGTTAAGAAACTACAAGATAATCCAGAACTTTGTAAAGTAAATGGTAATAGAGTTGATTGTAGTATTATATTTACAGACCTTAGAGGATTTACTAGTCTTTCTGAATCAGTAGAACCTGAAATGGTTACATACATAATGAATCATGTATTAGATGTACAAGTTAAAGCAGTTAATAAATATTTTGGATGTACAGATAAATTTATTGGTGATGCTGGTATGTTTCATTGGAATACAATAATTCCACAAGATAATCATCACGACTTAGCTTTAGAGGCAGCTGGTGAAATACAAAACAATATTTACCAGTTAAATAAGAAATTTAAAAAAGAAGGCATACCTGAAATAGCTATAGGCATAGGTGTTAATAGTGGTATTTGTATTGCAGGCAACTTTGGAGCTACTGATAGATTTGCATTTTCTCTTATAGGTGATCCATGTAATGTTGCAGCAAGACTAGAATCAAGTACAAAGATTGCAGGAGTAGAAGTCTTAATAGGTGAAGAAACTGCCAAAAAGTCTAAATATAAGTTAAAATTATTAGAACCAATACAGGTTAAAGGCAAATCTAAACCATTGCAGGTATATACATGGGGAAGTAATGACTAAAATTAAAAATATAATAATATTATGTTTTAAATGGATATGGAGTAAATTTAAAACTAGATATAAAATTACTGTTTCTTTTAATAAAGAATATGGTGATTCTGACGATAAAACTTATATTAGCAAAAAGATTATTACTCAAAAAGAAAAACATCTTAAATTTAGAACTCTTGATAAAAAACTTGTTGAATACAGAAGTGCAGCAGGTCTTAATTATATTATTGAGGAAGATGAATAATGCAACAGTTTTTATTAGGATTAATACTAGTTTTAGGTTTAAGTTCTTATTATCTCTATAATCAAAATAAAACCCTGACAACAAATAACGCATTACTTGAAGGTGCTATTGCTCAACAAGAAGAAGCCATTAAAACTATTCAAGAAGACTTTGAATTGCAAACTACACAACTTAATAACTTAACAATAAAAAGCCAAGCAGCTCAACGTGAGTTAAATAGATATACACAATTTATACAGAACTATGAATTATCTGCAAAAATTCTTGCAGACCCAATAAAAATGGAAAGGAAAATAAATAATGGTACAAAAAATATCATGGAAGAAATTGAGAAACTCAGCTCTACAGTTGATGATCTTGATAATGGTTTGCAATTGCAGCCTGATTCCAACTAAACAGATAGAAGTTACAGCAAAGCCACTAGAAAGAAAAATAGTGCAACCTGTTATGCCTAGAGAAATTGATCTTAAAGAGCCTATGTGGATTGTTATTACTCCTGATAATTGGGAAGATAAGCTTGCAATGATTGAAGAACAAGAAGGAGAGTTAATTTTTCTTGCAATGACCATACCTGATTACGAAGTTATGGCTTATAACATGCAAGAATTAAAGAGATATATAAATGAACTTAAAGAAGTTGTGGTTTATTATAGAACAGTTACTACAAATACAGAGGAATAAAAATATGAACATATCACAAGAAGGATTATCATTAATTAAAAAGTTTGAAGGCTGTGAGCTTAACTCTTACAAGTGTGCAGCAGGTGTCCCAACAATAGGATATGGCAGTACACATGGTATTGAAATGGGTATGTCTATATCTAAAGCTAGAGCAGAAGAACTATTATTAGAAGACATATCTAAGTTTGAAGATATAGTTAATGAATCCATAAAAGTTTCTTTAAGTCAAAATCAATTTGATGCAATGGTGTCATGGACATTTAATTTGGGTGGAGGCAACTTAAAAAGTTCCACACTTTTAAAAGTTTTAAATGGTGGTGATTACGAAGATGTTCCTAATCAAATTAAACGCTGGAATAAAGCTAATGGTAAAGTATTAGAAGGTCTTATAAGACGTAGAGAAGCAGAAGCTTTATTGTTTGCAGGCAAAGAATGGTTTGAGGTGTAATCAATGCCTTTATCTAAATATGTATTTAAACCAGGTATAAACAAAGAAGGTACTAATTATAGTAACGAAGGTGGCTGGTTTGATGCAGATAAAGTTAGGTTTCGCAAAGGAAGACCTGAACGAATAGGTGGTTGGCTTAAACAGTCTATAGCTAGCTTTATAGGAACTTGTAGAAAGATTTTTGTATATAGAGCTTCTAGTGGTACTAATTATATAACATTAGGAACTCACCAAAAATTTTATGTATTAGAAGGAGAAGTATTTAACGATGTTACCCCCATACGAGCCACGACTACTAATGGCATTGTTTTTTCTGCTACTGATGGCAGCTCTGTTATAACAGCAACCGATGATGACCATGGTGCTGTAGAAGGAGATTTTGTCACAATATCTGGTGCAGCAACTCTTGGCGGTGCAATAACTGCTGTTGTATTAAATCAAGAATATCAAATAACTGGTGTAGCTACTGATGATACATACACTTTTACAGCATCAGCTACTGCTAATAGTAGTGATACAGGTAATGGTGGTGCAGGAGTAGATGGAGCATATCAAATAAATACAGGTCTAGATGTGTATGTACAATCTACAGGTTGGGGTTCTGGAACTTGGGGTGCTAGCACTTTTGGTTCTGCTAATGATTTAACTTTAACTAATCAATTAAGATTGTGGTCTATAGATAATTTTGGTGATGATTTGGTTTTAAATCCAAGAGCTGGTGGTGTTTATTACTGGGATGAGTCTCAAGGTGGTAATACAAGAGCAGTAGATGCAACAACTTTAACAAATGCTAGCAATGTGCCAACAGCTGTATTAGAAATTATGGTATCAGATGTAGACAAACACGTTATAGCTTTTGGTTGCAATCCTATAGGTTCTACAGCAATAGACCCTTTATTAGTTAGATTTTCAGATACAGAAAGTATTATAGATTGGACTCCTACTGCAACAAACCAAGCTGGTGGAGTACAGTTATCAATGGGTTCTACAATAATAGGAGCTTTAAGAACAAGACAAGAAATACTTATATGGACTGATGCAGGTATAGTTTCTATGAGATTTGTAGGTGCACCTTTTGTATTTTCATTTAATGAAGTAGCACATGGTCCATCTTTAATATCTCCTAATTCAGCAGTAAATGCTAATAATCAAGTTTACTTTATGGACAATAGTGGTTTCTATAGCTATTCAGGTAGTGCTCAAAGACTACCATGTACTGTATTAGATTATGTATTAAGTGATATAAATCAAGGACAGTCATTTAAAATTTTTGGTGCAGTAAATGATAGTGCTAATGAAATAATGTGGTTCTATCCATCAGGAACTAGTTTAGAAGTAGATAAATATGTAATGTATAACTACTTAGAAAGAGTTTGGTCTATAGGTACAACAGCAGATAACTTTGTTAGAACTGCATGGGACTCAGCTGTAATATTAGATCATCCGATAGCAGCAAGTAAAAATGATAGTACAGTTAATAATAACTATATTTATTCACACGAAGTAGGACATGGAGATAATGGCAATGATTTTTCTGCTTATATAGAATCAAGTGATTTTGACTTAGACCCAGATGGAGAAAAGTTTATTTCAGTTAATAAAATAATACCTGACATTCAATTTAGAGATCAACAGTCTACTTCAGACAGTGTAACTATTACTATTAAAGGTAGAGATTATCCATTACAAGATTTATCTACTTTATCTACTGTATCAGTAACTCCAAATTCTACATTTACAAATACGCGTGCAAGAAGCAGGCAATGTGCTATCAGAGTATCTAATTCATCTAGCGATTATGGTTGGAGATTAGGTGATTTAAGATTAGATATAAGACCAGATGGTAAAAGATAATGGCAAATCCTAAATCAATAGCATTACCTTTAGCACAACAAGAATATAATTCCGCAGATGAGGCAGTTACAAGAAGAATTATAGAACAAGCTGTGCAAGATTTAGCTATAGAAATAAATAAATTACAAAAATTACAAGATGTTGTAGTAAGTAAAGGTTTAAAAAGACATCAATTTTTATTAATGGGAATGACTAATGGCTGATAATTTAAAAGTATTAGGTCAATTAGACCCTGCTGCAACAACAGTAACAGTATTATATACAGTTCCTAATATGACACAGACAACTGTTAGTTCTATAGTTGCAGCAAACAGAACAGGATCGGCTATAACATTTAGATTAAGTGTTCATGTAGCTGGAGCTTCTGCTAATGATAAGCAATTTATATATTATGATAAATCAGTAGCAGCTAACGATTCACTAACCCTAGTAATTGGGATAACATTGAATCAAACAGATGTAATAAAAGTTTATACTAGTGCAGTAGACATGAGTTTTAACATGTTTGGCTGTGAAACAAAAGAGGAAGACAGGTAATGGATATTCAACAACAAACAAAAAATGTAGCAGCACAAGGTCGTTATGGCGATTCTATGCTTCTTCATGTTAATCCTGCTGAAGTAAAAGGACTAGCATCTGCTATGCCTATTACAATAAACCCAGAAACAGGACAACCAGAAGCTTTTCTACCCTTCTTGGCACCTATTTTAGGATCAATGTTAGCACCTACAGCTTTTGCAGCAATGGGTATAGGTAGTGGTTTATCAGCAGCAGCTATGGCAGGAATAGGAGCAGGTGTTGGAACATATATAGAATCAGGTGGTTCTGGTACTGAAGCATTAATATCTGGTCTTACAGCAGGTATGGGAACAAAAGCTTTAAGTGCAGCAGCTAATCCAAATTTAGGTGCTGAAGTAGCAAATGCACAAATTGCATCAGGTGTTGCAGATACTGGTGCTACAACTTTAGCAAGTCAACAAGCAGCAGCACAAGCAGCAGGAGCAGGCGGTACAAGTGCTGGTCAATCAATGAATACAATATTTAGTGGTGGTTTTGATCAAGGTATGAATACT